AAATTAGCATAGTCTATTTGTAACCATTTTGTAACCGGTTTCCCCTTGACATTTCATTGTAGTGAAGTAGATAAAAAGTTTGAACTAACCGCATGGTGCCGGTGGTGCCCTGGGCGAGTAGGAACGATTCTCGGTTATCACGTCGATGTTGGATACATCGGATGTAACTAATTATTAACACCCTGTTCACAATTTCAGATATGCCCTATGGTACTATAATGGTGCAAGGACAAACTTGCATCGAACATCAACCACGAGACGAAAGGACGAAACACATGAAAGTTATTGCAAAGTATGTGACCGTTGAAGCGGTCAAGGACAAACAGGTTTTGACCCTGCTGTTTCTGGACTGGAACAGCAAGCGCGACTGTTTGGAAGTCGTCAAGGCACACGGCATGAAACCGCTGACCTCTTCCAGCGGTTCCAAGGGCCTTGAAATGGCTCTTGAGGATATCAACGCCGAAACGCTGAAATGCGAAATTGGCGCAGAGATTCCGCACGATTTCATGCTTGACGGTGACGACTTCACCAGCGCATATAAAGAAGGGAGTGCTTCCAATGACTGACCCTTGCACCTGCACCGGCCCTTGCGCCACTCCGACCAACGTTTCACACGTCCTTCTTTATGAGGATGCCGCCCAGAACATTTATGGCCTTGTCTATGATAAGGACGGGAATCTTCTGAACATCGTGGACGGCGTGGGCAAGCTTGACCCCCTGCCCTTTACCGCCTTTGAAGAGGCGGCACGCCGTGGTTTCCCGTATGCGCCCCAATGGTCTCCCTGCTGTCACGGTGGCAAGACCATGGAACAGCAGGCGGCAGAGCTGGAAGCGCAGAAACATCACATTGCCAGCATCTACACCAACCAGAGCCCCACGGCGCTCTTTCCGACCAACGGAGACAGCGTGGCAAAGCAGTTTATGCTTCGCTGGATTTTCTGAGCAAGACACTACTTTATAATGAAAGGATAGAATATTATGTTTAACAAGAACAATCAGAACGCCGCCCCCGAAGTTGTCAAGTCATATCTGTCCATTGAGGGCGCAACCGTGCAGGCGTGTCACCTCATTTCTGACCGGGTATGCGTGTTCACGCTGAACGTTCCCGGCGCTACGTTCCTCAATCTGAAAGTCGTTGGCGGCAAGAACGGTGAGTTTATCGCAATGCCGCAGAGCAAGGGGCGCGACGGCCAATATTACGACCTGTACCGCGTGTACCTTTCTGAAAAGGACGCACAGCGTGTCATTGACGCAGTTGCAGAGCACGCAACGGCGCAGGGCGAAAAGACGGATTATAAGACCCGTTACGAGGTGTAAACATGAGCAAGCGCAACATGAAAAATATTGCGCTTGACCTATATGAAAGCGGTGGATGGGTCAATATTCCGTCCATCGCTTCTTTAGGTTGTTGGTGCAATATCCTTATTGGTAAACGTCAAGTTGGTAAGACCTACGGCACATTGAAATATGAGCTGAACGAGGGCAAGCGGTTCCTGTACCTACGCCGCACAACGACAGAGTTTGACGCTATCACCAGCGACCCCGACTTGAACCCGTTCTTGCCTTTGAGAAAAGAAGGTTTTGACGCAGATATTGTGAAGGGCGGCAAGGTCACCTATACCATAGGCCGTTTTGAGTATGAGGACGGCAAGCCCAAGCAGTGCCTAGAGAAATACGGAATCGGAATGACGCTCCCTAGCATTGCGAACATTCGTGGTTTCAACGGTTCGCAGTTTGAGGACGTGGTTTTTGATGAATTTATCCCGGAAAGAATTGTTATCAAGCGCAAGGCAGAGGGCGACGCGCTTTTGAATGCCTATGTTACCATCAACGGAAACCGGGAATTGGAAGGAAAACCCCCGCTCCGGCTTTGGCTGTTGGCGAACGCTTTTGACATTGCATCCCCGATTCTGGTTGAATTGGGCGTGGTGGACGAAATCGCCAAGCTATGCAGAACCGGCAAAGAGTGGACGGTAACAGAAAGCGGCGTGTTTATCGGTATGCCGAAATCAAGCGCTGTAAGTGCCAAGCGTGCGCAAACTGCTTTCATGCGACACATGATGAAAAACAAGGATAGCAAGTTCTATAAAATGGCAATGGAAAACCAGTTCGCATACAATAATCTGGAAGCAGTCCGACCCATGAATCTTAAAGGCATGAAACCCCTTTACGCCGTGGCCGGTCTATATGCGTATGTGTACGACGGAAATCATGTTTATTTGTGCACGTCCCGGCACGAAAGCCGGGAAGTTTACCCAGACACGAAAGCCGGAAAAACCGCTTTCCGCTTGCATCACCCGTTCTTTGAGGCTATGTTAAACCTTAACCAAATTTGGTGCAGTGACGTGCCCACGTTGCTCAAAATAAAAGAATTTCTTGACATCGACGATTAAACCGAGTATTATAAAGGTGCAGGGGCCCCCACAACATAGACGGGCCGGAAGCCCGTGGGGTAGGATTTCTATGTTCCGCACCCCTGCTTTTATAGAAAGGAGTAGGCAATGCTTATTTATTCATACAAGTACGCCGCAGAAAAGCGGCTCTCCCCGCATTTCCGCGTCCGGGAGTTTCATTCCAAGCATGACCCCAGCGATATTGTAAAGGTTGACGAGCGGCTTTTGACCTTGCTGGAAAACATCCGAAATTTTACCGGTAAACCGGTACACATTAACAGCGGATACAGAAGCAAGGAATACAATGCCACTATCAAAAACGCTTCCCCCCGGTCTCAGCATTGTAACGGCATGGCGGCTGATATCTGGGTTGAGGGCGTGACACCGTCCAGAATCGCAGAGATTGCAGAGTGCTATTTGGGCGATTCTGGCGGTATCGGCGTATATCACACGTTCACCCATGTGGACGTTAGAACCAACAAATCAAGATGGAAAGGAGCCTATTGATTATGGCACTCAGTATCAATGACGTTATTGCACTGGCAAACGCAGGTTTTACCAAAACCGACATTGCCGCATTTATGAATCTGGGCAATCCCCAGACCACTCCCCCCAGCCCTGTGCAGGTTCCCGGCGCAACGGCTCCCACGGTTCCGACCGTTCCGGCAACTGTCCCGGCTCCTGCACCTGCCCAGCAGGCCCCGGCCACTCCCGACCTTGGCCAGCTGGTGGCAAGCCTTGTCGACCTTAATAAAAAGGTTGACGCGCTTAATGTTCCGACCGCTGGCACAGTTGGCGCTCTTCCCACGGTTACCAGCGTGGAAGATATCATTCTTGGGGCGGTCAAGCCTGCCCCTGCACCCGAAAGCCCCCAGTTTTTTAATATGGAAGGAGTTGTGAAGTAATGGCTAACCCGAATTTTCCCGAAAAGGCAGGCGCAACGGTTTTCCGTCCGCAGGATATTTATACCATTGCCAACAATTTGGTTCAGCAGGTGACCGGGCAGACGGCAATTTCTGCTGTTGATACGTCCAGTTTTATCAACGTGGGCCAGATGTGTTTGAACACCAGCAAAGAGGGCACGTTGCAGGCCCTTTATAACATGGTTTCGCGTACCATCATTACCACCCGCGCATACAGCGGCCGCTTTACCAGCATTGAGGCCACGTCGCAGGAGTGGGGCCTGTTCATCCGCAAAATCGCGTTTTTCAGCGGCAAGTTTGATGAAACCAAGTTCATCAATACCGTTCAGAACCCCGGCACCTTGCGCGACGGGCAGAGTGTGGATATGTACAAAATTTCCAAGCGTTACCCGCTGGAAATGTGGTACACCGGACAGGCGACGCTTGACCAGACCTATACCACGTTCCGTTCTCAGCTCACCACCGCGTTCACCAGCGAAAGCGAGCTGTCGGCATTCCTTGCCGGTATTACCACGGAAGTGGCAAACGATGTGGCGCGTTGGAAAACCGCCGAGAATCGCGCCGTGGTGATGAACTTTATCGGCAGTCTGTACAACACCGGCAAGCCGGGCCAGAAAGTCAACCTCACCAAAGAGTTCAACACGGCACGCGGTACGGCCTATACCACCGCTGACCTGCTGACCACCCATTTGCAGGAGTTTCTTTCCTTCTTTGTCTCTCTGCTGGAAACCCAGACGGCCCTGCTTGAGGAAAGTACCGACCTTTATCATCTGGTTCCCGCCTGCACCGACGACAACGGCGACCCGCTGACCCTGCTCAGGCACACCCCCAAGAGTGAACAGAAACTGCTCCTGTACCAGCCGCTCATTAACGACGCGAAATCGTGGGTGTTCCCCGCTATCTTTGGCCCCGGTTACCTGTCCTTTGGCAACTATGAGGGCGTGAACTTCTGGCAGAACATCAACGACAAGAGCCGCGTTTCTGTTATCCCCGCTCAGTTCAACGTGAATACCGCCAAGCAGGAGAAGGGCAAGCCCGTTGACCTGTCCATGGTTGTGGGCGTACTGTATGACCGTAGGGCGCTGGCGACCGTCTACATGATGGACAGTGTTTATACCACGCCTTTCAACACGAAGGGCGAGTATTACAACACCGAGCATCATTGGAAGATGAACTATATCAGCGACCCCACAGAGAACGCGATTCTCTTCTATATGGAAGATGTGAAACCGTAACAGCCGCGAAGGCCCGACCGTAAAAGGCCGGGCCTTTATTGTTAGAAAGTAGGTGAAACAATGGCACGAGGCAATTTTAACGGCGCAGTTCCCGCGCCCAGTGTAGAACATGGGTATCATTTTCATTTCGGAAACGTACAGAAACGCGTAAACAGCACCAAGGCATTTGATTATACCAAGCTCCCCGACGAAGAACGGTGTGATTTCAAGCAGACCACCAGCATGGAGCACCCCGTTATTTATATCACGCTGAACAGTCTGAACATAGACCCCCAATGGAATTATTGCCAGTGCGAAGAAACGGCGAGTTTCTATTGGATACGCGATATATCAATTGGTATCCGTGGGCGCGGAACCGCGAACATCTGGCAGTTCACGTTGGAGCTTGACCCGCTGGCAACATACCGGGATGAAATCTTGAAAACTGACGCATTCATTGAATATGGTTTCAATCAGGATTCCAGCGGAGCGACGTTCCGTTTACAGGACACCCGGCAGGCGGTAGGAATGGCCCCCAAAATTTCCACCGTGTCCGCAGATATCACGGACGGGAATATTGATGCAAGCGGTGGCACCTTTGTTCTGTCCTGTGTTGGTAAGTCTGGCCTGCACTCCTATGCAATGAGTGCCGCCACATTGGGAAGTCTGTTGACCGCAGTATCTTTAACGTGGGAAACCCTTACCAAGCCAATGGTTCGTTGGGAGTTGGCATTGCCGGAGTTTATGAATAAATTGCTGTTTGGCGGTAATGCTTTGGAATGCGTCCGTTCCTGTATTTGGATTCCAATAGCCTTGAACCGGTACGGCGCAGGGCGGCAGAGCGAAATCACATTAGGGCAGTTCAACACCACCGTTTTTGCACAAATCGTTACCCCTTCCAGCTCCCGAAATATTCACACGAGTATCAATATTCCGTGGCCCGTAGACGACTGGAAGCGTATGAATTGCCAATTGCAGTTATACGTTCCGTTTGTGGGTACGCTGGCGATTCCCGTTGACCAGTGCAACACAGCCGCAAGCATAGAAATTGACTGGTCTGTGTGTTTTGTGGACGGCAGTGTAACAACGCTGGTGCGTGCAGGGGAGTACACGGTATACGCTGGAAGCACCAGCATTGCAAGCCCATACGGAATCGGCACCAGCAACATTGACCCGGTGCGTGCGCTGACCGGTGCAATCAATACCGTCACTGGTGCGATGAATTTTGGCGGTGGTCTGCTGTCCACCGTGGCCGGATTTGCTGGCGGGACGGCGCAGGCCGCGCAAGGTATGGCCCAAGTTGCGCAGGGTGTACAGCAAACAGTTTCCCCCATCAACTGCTCTGCCGGAACCATGGGTGGTGCGTCGCAGGTACAATTGCCCTTGGAAGCAAAGTTGACCCTGCTGTATTACCCCCCGGTGGACGATGCAGGATTTCAAAAGGTGTACGGATACCCGGTGATGAAAGTTGCAAAGCCTGTGCAGGGATATTGCAAGACCCGGGGTTTCTCCTGTGCTCCGCTGAACGCCAAACCGGACGAGATTTCATACATCAACGCCGCAATGGACAGCGGCGTATTTATCGAATGAGGTGATTATATGTACCAATGTTATAGCGGATACTACGACGGCGGCATGCTGTGCGGGAATTTCGATGCAACGTTTTCCACAGATGCGATGAACTATTGGGAACGCTCTTTCTTCCAGCGGTTGCGCGGTCTCATTGAGTTTAACGGGCTCCCCGAGAACGGCCCCGGGCAAATTGGGTGGGATTACGACGCGTTTCTTTACCAGCTGTTCCGCACCGGTTTTGCGACCGTGTTCAAGTCGAAAACATACGGGCTGGTGGTACAGCCCGCATTCCCGACCGGTTACGGCCTGCAATACCAGCCGCGCGGGATGCAGATTTCGACAACGTTCTTTAATTTTCCGCGCCCTCTGGAAATCGGCAAAGAATGCGCCGTGATAAAGCTCACCCCCGACTATCAAGGAACGTGGGATTTGGTGACCAAGTACGCAAGGGAAATGCAACTGGCAGAAATCGCAATTCGGCAGAGTGCAATCAATGCCCGCTTTGCATACGCGGCAGTTGCCAAGGACGACAAGGGCAAGCGAACCATGGAAGGCATTTTCAACCAGCTGGCAAACGGCAAACCCGCCGTCATCGTCAATGCCGATTTGAAACAACAGTTGACCTCAAAAGACGATGGTGATTACTCTCTTCCAATCAAGCAGTTTGACCGGGATTTGTCCAAAAACTTTATTCTTCCCGATTTGATGGAGTATCGCCGGAACATCCTGTGCGACTTTTACCGGGAACTGGGGGTTTCTGTTCAGCCCAACAAAAAAGAAAGAATGGTTGTGACTGAAAGCAAAGCGGCAGACGCGGAAACCTTCAATCGGCGCGAGGTCTGGCGCATTACGCTGGAAAAATCCCTTGCAATCGTCAATGAGATGTACGGCACCGATATCACGTTCAAGATGGTTGAGCCCGATTTCGACGCAGGCGAGGCCGACGAGACCGAGGACGAAAGGAAAGAGGTGGACAATAATGTTAGTGAATGAGCTTGTTTCTTCTTGCAATCTGGAAGCGCTGTTGATGGCTGACCCGAATTTGTTTGCAAATATGGTTGTTCCCGAGGGCATGGAGAAAGCGGGGGTGATTCAGGCAATCCGCAGGGCTCACGGTCTGGCTCCGCTGTACCACCCCGACCCCATTTGGATGAAATCGGAATTGTACTGGTGGAGCCGGGAAAATCTCCCCATCTGGAAAAAGCTGTTTTCCACCACTCAGCTAGAATATAATCCCATCTGGAACACCGACGTTCACGAGCTGACCAAGGACACCACCGAGCGGGCCAAGGATACCGCAGAGAACACGGCCACCCACTCCCACGGTGGAGCCGACGAGCAGAGCCAGCACGCAGACGACCGCCACCAGATGGAGACCACCGGCAACCTGTACCATGAGGACACGAAAGCGGACGGTTTCACCACCGACAACACCGCAGGGCAGGAGAAAACCGTGGGCAGTACAGCCGGAAAAGAACATGGGTTCGCCCATACCCAGACCAGCGCAGACGAGACCCGGGACACCAAGGGCACTCTTGACCGGGATACTACCGGCACCCGTCTTGCATCCCATGATGAAACAATGACGGATAAAGTCAAGACCACCAAGGACAGCCAGACGGACGTTGAGGGCAAGGTTTCTGCCGAGAACGAGGCGACCTATCAACCGTTCGACGCTTCCACCACTATCTATAAGGAGACCGGCACCGCAGACGATACCCGCAAAACCGACTGGACGGAAACCGAGAATACAAGCGGCACCCAAGACGACGTGACCACGGAAAAAATGACAGACCACCAAGAAACCACGTCTGACACCGAGACCAAGCAGGACACCGAGGGGTTGACCACCGGCCAGCGGGACAGCATCGACCGGGCCCACGGCACTCACGGTGACACGGGCCGCACCGATGGACACGGGCACACCGAGCGGCAGGCCGGAGACCGTGGAACCGCGCAGGATTCCAAGACCGGCAAGCATGAGGAACACGGCCTTGCCGCTGTCACTGGCAAGGAATCAGAGACCGTAACCACCGTTCACGAGTGGAAACGAGGCGGCAATATCGGCGTAACCACGACCCAAGAGATGATTGAAGCAGAGCGGCAGACGGTGCTTTTCAATATGTATCGTGTGATTGCTGATTCTTTCCACCGCACTTTCTGTCTTGACTTTTATTAAAGGGGGTGCTACTATGGTATCGGAAATCATCGTGGCGCTTATCGGTGGGCTTGTGACGCTTTCGGGTGTCCTTATCGCAAACAGCAAGGCGCAGGCCGTCACCGATACACGCCTTGACGAATTGACCCGCGAGGTACGCGAGCACAACCACTTTGCCCGCCGCGTGCCCGTGCTGGAAGAGCAAATCAAAGTGGCAAATCATCGCATTGAAGATTTGGAAAGAAAGGTGGATTGACTATGAAAATCAAGCCCGCAACTATCGCAAGAACTGCCGTTTTGGCTCTGGCTCTGGCAAATCAGATTCTCAGTGTCGCAGGTATGAGCCCCCTGCCCATCGACAGCGCCACCCTTGAGCCTTGGGTGACCACCGGCCTCACGACTGCCGCCGCTCTTTGGGCGTGGTGGAAGAATAACAGTTTCACCCCGGAAGCAATCCGGGCCGACGAGCTGATGAAAGAAATGAAAGGGTGATTTTATGGACTATCCGTTTTGCCCGTCTCCCCCCTATGTTCCCGGTGACCCGGGAATGTATGACCTTCGTTGGATGGTCTCCCAGATTCAGAGCTTGACCGCTCTGGTGCAGGGCATTGCCAAAGGGCAGGAATCGCAGGGCGGCAATATCACCGCGCTCAATTCCGCAATGGCTGACCTTGCGACCGCTCAGAAGTGCATCAACGACCGTTTGAATGCTGGCGACTTTGAGAACGAAAAGTTCATCGAATGGGCAGACAAAAATCTGCCTGCCATGGTCTGTGAAATGGTTCGGTTTGTGTGGTTCGGTCTGACCCCGGACGGTCACTTCTGTGCCTATGTTCCGGCGAATTGGGGCTGGCTGACCTTCAACACCGGCACCGATATCACGGAACCGGAATACGGCCACCTTATCATTACCTATTAAGAAAGGAGTTTTCAACATGAGTTGCAAGAAAGACTGTGGTTTCCCCATCAAACCCGCACCCTTTGCTCCGGCTGACCCCGGCCCCTGTGGGCCGGGCCCTTGCGGGCCCCATCATCCCCCGATGCCGCCCCGGCCCCCTGTTCCCTGTGGGCCCTGCCCCCCGTCTCAGTACGTCGGCAGTCGGTATGTTCCCATTTTCGCTGACCCCATCGAATGGGATATTCACCGCTCCTATGAATCTCTCACCATTGTGACCCACGACGGCGAAAGCTACACCAGCAAGTGCAACGTGGGCCCCGGCATTGATATCACCAATGAACGGTACTGGGCCAAGACCGGCGCATATAATGCGCAGGTGGAGCAGTACAAAAACGCGGTGAAAGACCTGTCGTCTCAAGTCTCCGGCTTTGCGTCTGACAACGCGGAATTCCGGGAGAAAATCGACCAGTTCACCAAGGACAATGCCGAGATGAAAAACACGGTGGCCGAGGACAAAGCCCGCGTTGACGCTCTGGCCGAGCGTGTGGCGACCGCCGAAACCGAAATCGACGGTTTGCAGGCCACCACCGCCCAGCACACCACCGAGATTGCCGACCTGCACGCCAAGGACGAGGATTTGCAGAGGCAAATCACCAGCAATGACAACGACATTGCCGCCCTTCAGGCCAAGAACACCGAGCAGGATTCCCGGCTGAACGGTATCGACACCAAGCTCAAGAGCCACGATGCCAGTATCGCCCAGAACACTGCCGATATCGCCAAAAACACCAAGAACATTCAGGACAACGCGGCCAACATTGCGGCCAACGCGCACGAGCTGGCCGACCATGCCGCAAAGCTGGCCGACCATGAGGGCCGTCTTACCGCCCAGCATGAGGAAATCACGGCAAACCATCAGGCTATCGAACGCCTTACCAGTGTTACCGATGGTCTCCGCTCCGACCTCACCGAGGATGAGGCAAAGATTGAGGCCAACCGCGACGCAATCGCTCACATTCAGGAGAAAGACGTTCAGCAGGACGGCAGGCTTGACAAGCTAGAAAAGTGCTGTGAACAGGCAAAAGCCCACCTCACCCAGCTGGACACCAAGACTGATACCACCAATACCGAGCTGACCGCCGAAATCGACCGCGCCAAGGCCGCAGAGCTGGCAAACGGCAAGCTGATTGCCAAGAACGCCGCAGAGCTGGCGACCCACGCCACCGAGCTGGCAGACCATGAGAAGCGGATTACCGCGCTTGAGGGTGACAACACCACCAACAAGCAGGCTATCGCGGATATCAAGGCCAAGAACACCCAGCAGGATGCCGCGATTTCCGGCAACACCGATGCCATCCAGCATCTGACCGAAAATCTGACCGGTTATGTCAAGACGGAGACCTACACCGCAGGACAGGCCGCACAGGATACCCGTATCACCGATTTGGAAAACGACAAGGCCGATAAAACCGCTCTGGGCGATTACGTCACCAAGACCGATTTTAACGCCGACCAGAAACGGCAGGACGACGTTGTGGGCGACTGGGCAACTGCTCACCCCGGGCAGACTATCGCGGAATGCGTCACCTCTCAGGAAACCGAGCTGGCAGAGCACGCAGGACAGATTGCCAAGCTGGAAACCGACAAGGCAGATAAAAGCGAGATTCCCGATGTAACGGGGTTTGTCACAGAGACAACCTATACTTCCGGACAGGCCGCACAGGATACCCGTATCACCAATTTGGAAAACGACAAGGCCGATAAAACCGCTCTGGGCGATTACGTCACCAAGACCGATTTTAACGCCGACCAGAAACGGCAGGACGACGTTGTGGGCGACTGGGCAACTGCTCACCCCGGGCAGACTATCGCGGAATGCGTCACCTCTCAGGAAACCGAGCTGGCAGAGCACGCAGGACAGATTGCCAAGCTGGAAACCGACAAGGCAGATAAAACCGAGATTCCCGATGTGACGGGGTTTGTCACAGAGACAACCTATACTTCCGGACAGGCCGCGCAGGATACCGAAATCGCAAATAAGCAGACCGCAGAACCGTTTACCGCTCCTTCTCTCACTGGTGCAATCGGCGTTTATATTCCCCTGTCGAATGGCGGGCCTGCAATTATCTTCCGCTATTCTGGGCTTGCAGACGTTGACCCCAGCACAAAGGGCACACTTCCCAAGTCAATTCAGTTTTTCGAACCGGACGGAACGCCCCTTATAGACCGTATCAAGACTATCACCAGTTTTAACCTTAACCGAGATATGTATGTTCGTGCTGACCTTGGCGATAAAGAGTTACCAAACGCAAAACCCTATTACATCGCTTTAGCTTAACTCACAGCTAATAAAAGCCGCCCACGGCCTGTAAGGTCGTGGGCGGCTTTTATTGTTCCATGTGGAACATTATCCTAATCGTTCCTCATCAAAGTTATTGATGCCGCCCACCTCATAGCGGCGCGGGGTCATTACTATCCAACTAGCCGAGTGGGTGACGCGCTGGAAGTCGTGGCGCTCTTTTATCGGGCTGTCGTGGTAAGAAAGCATCTGGCCCCCTGCATCATCAATAATAAGGAAATCATTCAGATTTTCAATATTATCTTTAAGCGCCGCCTGTCCTTCTTTCTTGCCAACGCCTGCAATCGTGCTTTCTAGTACACCTTCGCACGTTCGGGCCGCATAGCATTTTGCGTGCAAAAATCGGAATTCCGTGTAACCATAATCGGCCTGTGGGTGTTCGTCCTCTGCTATCCCGATATAGACTTTCTTCCCGTTGGGTTTCGTGACCACCACCCCGCGCTTCTCACACTGGGCCGCGACCTCTTTATTATACTGTTCGACCGCTGGAACCTTGGCCCCTTCAAATTTACAGCTGTCGGTATCCCAGTAAATAACCTTTTCCCAGCCTACGATTTTCAGCAGTTGCCAGAGCTTGAGCCGCGTCAAGCTGGCTGTCCACAGGCCCCAGAGAAATGGAAACTTTCCTTTCTGGCTCTTCTGTATCTCCGCAGGGGTTTTCTTTACTAGGTTGACTTCCCAGCTCATACGCTCAAAGTCGATACTATCTCCGATTTCTGCCGTGTATTCGTCCCTTATCGTCTTTTGTGCGCAGGCTCCGAAAATCGTGTTGACGCAGATTTTGGAGAAAGCATATTCGGGACTACCTTTCATGGTTTCTTTGATTTTAAACTTATCGAAAATCGCCATTCGGAAAGAATCGGGCAGGTATCCGAGCCGGAAACAGAACCCCCGGTGCATTACCACCCGTTCAAAGGTGTATGCTTCTTTGATACGTTGCCAGTCGTTAGAATCGCAGTACAGCAAAGTTTCATCTGCTTGCAAAACTCTGCCGTTGTCTTTGTTTTCGTCGTCGCATTTGAGGCCCGCGCACTTGCTAACAGAGATTACGGGGTCTGGGCATTCGGGCCGGATTTGCAATCCCTTAATTGCTATCTCTGCAATCCATCCCATACCACTGGATATGATATTATCCATCACCGTTTGTGGCTGGCCTTGCGGTAGCATCATGGGGTGCCCCTCTGGAAACTTCCACAAGAGCTGTTGAGATGGGTGGGCGCTCTTGAAATCATAGGAATTACAATTGCGGTAGGTCTGACCAGCACGCCACCGGGTGCCGTGCGTGTCACCGCCTGCCATTGCTTTATATGCAATTTCCATCTGTTCCCGGTTGAGCTCGAGCGCCTGCATCTTTTGCAGTGTCCGGCTGTCCCCTGTAAGATGTTTGTTTACCTCTTTGATAACAAGGGCCGTGTTTGTCATGGGAAGCGTTGCCGCGTTGTAATGACGCTCCGCTTTCAGTCGTTCGATTGCTTCCCAGAGGCCCAACACGTCATTCACGCAATAGGCAAATTCGGTATCATCAAGGGGCGTATCTGCCGTTCTATAAACCGAATAATCCAAATCCCCCTTCAACTTTTCATGTTTACAACCTTCTGTTGCTCTGGCAAGGCTCTTTTGGAACAGTTTCAGGCTATCCCGGAATTCAATACCGTTGTCGAACATGAGGTACAGGGGTTTCCGGCTCTTGGTATAAAGGGCCTTGCAATCACCCCACCGGTCACATAACATTTGAATGAGGTATGTATACTCATACCCAAGATTGTGAACGAAAATCACAAGGCGCTTTCGTTCGGTAATGCTCCACTTGTCAACCAACGTTTCTATAATATCGGCCCACTCTTCAAAGTATCGCGGAACGACGACCGCACCACCAATGCACGTTTGAAATGAGTAGGCAAACCCGTCTGTATCTGTGTTGGTGGTCTCAATATCAAATGTACACGTTACATCAAGATAACGGGGTTTCGGTCTGGCATTCTTCTTGCATCGCTCCTGCACGGTTTTGGGAGTGCCCAGCATAGCAAGAAATTCGCCTTTGCTCTCCGCTATCTGTTCACCCCTGCATTCTCGCATGATTTAACCCCCGAAATACTTTGCTAAAATCTGTGCCGCCTGCTCTTCTGTTGTGATATTGAATTCACGGGAAAGGACCGTTGTTTGGCTCTCCCCCGTCTGCTTTGCACGGTCTATTGCGTCCTTTGCCCGTTGCAAAAAGGGCCTGCCGTTGTCTGACTGTAAGAGCGTATAAACCACATCAGAACCCAACGCCGCCTCAAGCTCTTTTGTCATGTACTTGTCAAATAGCTCAGAAAGCTCTTCTTGTGAACCGGTGAATCCTCTGTCTTTGAGGGATTCATAAACGTTCCGCTTCCATTCCTTGATACCTTGCATCGTGGACGTTTTGGAACTGAGGAAATCCCGCAAACGCAGGTATTCGGCAACAAGTTCATTGCGCGTCATGCTCTTTACAGCCCCGCTGAACTTGGTGCGCCCCTGTGTTTCCAGCATCCCCAAGGCCCTCTTATAAATGCCCTTGGTTTCTCCGGCCTCTTCCAGACGTTTCAAGCGTCGGTTTGCCGCACCAGATGCACGCCGCACAATTTGTTCCAGCTCTTCCCGGGTGTAGCTTGTGGCATTCGGGCCCTTGGGTGCGTATGCTTCCCACGGTTTCGGCTGATACGGTCTGCCTTTGCCGCCCTGCTTGCGCTTCTTGGGCGGCTTGCTGGCCTTCTTCTCTTGGAGCTTTGCCGCTTTCCTCTTCTTGGCCTGCTTCTTATTGCTGGCCTTGCGGGTTGCCGGTTTCTGTTCGCTCTTGGCCGTTGCACCAGCTGGCAGTTTATCGGGCTTTACAAGCCCTAATTGATTCTTTATCTTTTTCATGCGTCGTCCCTCACAAACTGCCGGTTCACTTTATCATAATGATATCCACGCGGCCACCGGAAATACTGGATTCTGATTGACCCGTTCTTTTCGGTCATGTACGGGTTGTTCCCGTTGGTGCGCAGGTATTTATACAACTGCCGCACCGATTCATTGTTCATGCGTTGCATTGACTTTCCAAGCATCTTGTATGCCATCTGGCCCCCATTGGGGCCCGCCACGGGCATAACGTTGCGCGGGTGCGCGTCCTTGGGGTCAATCCATTCATATTCTAACAGGTGCACGATTCTCATATCAAAACCATCCTTTCCACTCACAAATAAAGATTGCAATACCGATGATAAAGAACAGCGACGCGAAAGGCGCGACGCAAGCAAAGTGATATGCTGTCATTGTTAAAACTCCCCATCGTGATAATAAGCTATGATTTCGTCGTCTCCGGCCTTGCGGCCTCTCCGGGTGCAAGTTTCCGTTGCACGTCGGAAGATTCCGGCACAATCGCCAACCTGCTTGAAGTAGTAAACAAACCGACTTGTTTTGTATTCCTTATCGGGATGATTGAGCAAGAAGTTTTCGACCTGCTCAAAATTGCTTGTCTTGCGGATGTAGAGAATCATAATCTATCACGCCCCTCTATTTTAATTTCCAACGCCGTCAACCGCCCATTGTCCACCTGCCCCAGCTTAAATTCCCTAACATACATATCCTTCACATAATCGGGAATTGTAGCAGGAACACCGTGCATCATGCCGCCGTCACCATCGCAAATGGTTACTTTCGTCTCGCCGTAATAGCAGTTCGCGCATTTGGTCATCAGTTCAAGAACCTTCATTGTTAAACCCCCTTTCTTAACAACACGCCTCAAGCTGTTCGATTGCCCGCTCCATCACGCGGTCAACGTCTTCGCCGTCCGCGTAATAGAAATCTTCGTGCATACCAACACGAGCACAAATCACCTTGCACATCGTAAGGTCATGTACATCACTTGCGTTATAAGCGTCAAGCAGTTCCTTGTTGGTCATCTGGGTGTACATCATGTTCTTGTTGCGGATGATTTCGGTGCAAGTCATGTTCTTTGTCCTTTCTCTAATGGGTTGCGCCCTATGTGCTTCCCTTCACTGTCTATAGTATACTATAAAATTGTAAACAGGATATGAACAACAGGTTACAAATTGTTTACATCCGATGTATCCAACATCGACGTGATA